GTTGTTGCAGCAACAGCATTGCTTATCTACAACTGGAAAAGTGTGGTCGGATGGTTCAACAAGGCATGGGATGCCATAAAAAAATTCGGCGCATCAATATGGGATGCTATCGATGGGTGGAAGGGTTTGCTGGCCGCACTTTCGTTTGTATCACCGTTCGCGTGGCTGATAACCCATGTGCAGGAAGTGATTGATTTACTGAATCTGATCCCGGGTGTGAATATCCAGTTGCCCGGTACCGGGCTGGATAGCTCGGCACAAGATGCGCGCAATGCAATCAACAACGCTGCACCTGGCATCAACCAGGGCAAAACTTCCGCCATACCCGCCGGTGGGTTGGGTTCCTCAACTTCTAACAGCGTGCAAAACAACAAAAGCGGAACACACGTCGGCACGCTTAACATCAACACCAACCAAAAGGTGGATGAAAATAGCTTGAGCCACATGGTAGGGATGCTCTCATGAGTGGCGACACCGATTTACTGTTGGTCAATGACGATATCGTCTACGACGAAGTCGGCAACCCAAAGTACGTGTATGGCCGTGACTGCATCTTGCAGGACATCAAGAACATGATCCGCGACAAAGGCTACCTGCTGTTGCTGCTGGCGCAGCGCGACCAGGATGTGATTGATGGAGTGATGTCTAAAATTGAACAGGATGTGGAAGACGACCTGCGCATCACGCCCGGCACGGCAACTATGACGCAAGTTGACACTAATAATTTTTATCTCAATGCAATGACCGAGGAATACGGCCCGATTGCCATTGAACTGCAACCCACAGGTTGATTTATGGCAGACCAAACAGAACAGGACAAAATTTTCACCGACCTGGTATCCAGTGCCGGGATACCCACCACCGATGTGGAAGTGAAGGCTAAATGGGATGAACAGGTTGCTGAAAGCGAAGTCACTGTTGATAACAACAGCCCCTATTCGCCGTTCTGGAATTTTGTAAATGCGGTGATCACCACACCTGTGCTTTGGTTAGTGCAGCTGTTGATAACGACCATTCTGCCCAATCTGTTTTTGAAATATGCCGAAGATGCGATGCTGGACATCATTGCCTGGGCGTATGGTTTAACGCGAAAACTGGCATCAAAAACGCGCGGAAATTTAACTTTCACCCGTGCCGAAACAGTGGGAACACTGGACATTCCTGCGGGAACGATCATCCAGTCGCCGCCCATCAATGGCGTTATCTACCGCATGATCACACTGGCAGATGCTGTGTTTGCCGATGGGCAGGCCAGTATGAATGTGCTGTGCGAGGCGGAATTTGCCGGGCAGGATTACAACCTGGCCAATAATTATTACGCCATCCTCACGCAGCCAATCGATGGTGTGGACGGCGTGACCAACGGCAGCAGCTGGATTACCATTCCCGGCGCAGACGTTGAATCCAACGACGATTTGCGCTACCGGTGCAGAAATCAGTTCAATACGCTTTCCGCGTATCACATCGATGCGGCATACAAAGCGATTATTTCAACATTTCCCGGCGTGCTGGTGGAAAACATTTATTTCGAGCACGACGCGCCGCGCGGCCCCGGTACCGCGAATGCGTACATCCTGTTTGCGCAGGATGCGCCGGTGGATGACTACATTGCCGCCATCAATAATTTCATCACGGGGCAGAATTACCACGGACTGGGTGATGATTTGCAGGTGTACAACATGCCTGCAACGCCGGGCGACATCAGCATGACCTGGGTGCCTGTAACCGGACTGAGTGATGATGACATTACCGCACTGAACGCGCAGATTATTGACTTCATCCGCGCCGCTTTCCGCGAGAATGCCAGTTACACGCCAACGCTGACACACCCGAACGGCCGCTTTTCTTTTTCCGTGCTGACAAAAGAATTGCACGGCGAATTTGAAGGCATTTACAGTTTGAAATTTACCGCGCCGAGCGACGACATTACCACTGCGATGGCTGTTGCAACCATCGGAACGCTGACCGTTGCACCGGAAACTTAAACATCATGATTGAGTTGAAGCCAAAATTCTGGGTTAGCGGCACCGAGCTGACAAAAATAAAAAACCTGATGGCCGCATGGTGGGCGCAGGTGGAGGGCTGGATACGTTGGCCGATGACCCAGCTGGATGCAGAAACCGCGATGCTGGGTATCGTGGATTTAATGGCGTTTGAACGCAACATCGACCGTTTTACCACAGAGCCGGAATTGTTGTACCGCAGGCGCGTGAAATATGCATTCCAGAATGCCAAGGATGCCGGTAGCGCGGTTGGTTTTGTAAAAATATTTGATCGTCTTGGACTGGGCTACATCGAAGTGAGCGAACGTGTTGCCGGGCTGGATTGGGACATCATTGTGCTGAACATGAGCGATGCCACGCTGGCGGAAAATATTGATCTTCTGGATTTTATTGTGGGGCAATATGGCCGCACTTGTCGCCGCTATCAATATCAAACTCTGACACCGGTATCGCTTTACCGCTACACCACAGAGTTCAACAACGACTACCAAACTTTTGTATTGAGATGAAGGGTGATTTATGGGCGCACGCATTTTAACCGCTGGTAAAAGCTATCTGGCAGCCAAGCAAGCCGCACACGAAGACGCTGATATAAATACCTTCGTTTTTGCTTACATCGACGGCCTGGATACCAGCACCACGCCGCCGCTGGACGAGGTGCTGCCCGATAGTGGCGATATTGTTGACACCCAGGCAGTGACGCGAGATGGCTACGTGAACCCGAGCCAGGTGGTGTATTCGATATTGCTCGGCAGTAATATTGGTGACTACCAATTCAACTGGGTAGGGCTGAAGGCATCCGACGGAACCTTGTGTGCCGTGGCTTATGTTGAAACCGTGCAAAAGAAAAAATATATTCCGGCATCCGGGCAAATCGGCAACAACATCACACGCAACTTTTTGATGGATTACCCGGATATTGCAACGATTACCGACATCACCGTTGCAGCAGAAGCCTGGCAGATTGATTTTACCGGCAGGCTAAACGCATCCGACTTTGCGCAGCAGCGCAGCAACAAAACACTGACCGGCAGCGGCGCTGTTTTTCTTTCCAGCGCCTTGCTGTTATACAACAGCAGTGGATACAAGCTGACGGCTGGTGTTGCTATCATCAATGGCCTGCGCGCAGATATTGCGAGCGATATTGTGTGTGCCGGTGCGGGAGCGAACAAATCCGTGTGGGTGGATATGTACCGCACGGGCGATACCAGCGGTGTGACTGTGTTTGTTGATGCCGTGGTGGATGACAGCACAGCAACACACACTGATTACACGGATAGTTTTGGCGTTTACCACAGCGTTGTGCTGGTGGGAATGATTGATGGCATGGGTGCGATTACAGACAACCGAGCAACGGTTGGCGAGGTATTCAATGTTTCGCGCCTGTTAGATTTGCTGGCGTTCCGCACCGGTACCTATTCGGGCCTGCGCGCACAAGCCACAACCAAGGCAGACGTTGGTTTGAGCAGCCTTCCAAATGCAAAAAGTGATTCCATCACGCTCAATGATTCAAACACGCTGGGCACTTCAAAGGCGGTTACTGCGGCTGTAGCTGCTGCGCAAGCAAGCCTGACTGGGCATGAAGCAGACCACACAAATCCGCACGCCGTGACAAAATTACAAGTTGGATTGGGAACTTTGCCGAATGCGAAAAGCGATTCCATCACGCTGAATGACACAAACACGCTGGCGACATCAAAGGCGGTAAAACTGCTGAATGATGAAATAGGGCAAACTCAGGTTGGCATTAGTGCTGTGGTTTGGTACCCAAATCGGGCAATGATTCCTGCTAATTTTTTCCCTGCCGATGGTCAAGTTGCGAATCGCGCTGATTTTCCAATCGTGACGGCAAACCTTGCAAACTTGCCAGCCGTAAGCGATACAGATTGGGTGGGCACACCTGCCAATCGCGCGTCTTATTCCCTGGGCGATGGATCAACGACATTTCGTTTCCCGGATTACAACGGAACATATTCGGATGACATATCGCTGGTGCTGCGCGGTGACGGTGGAAATTCGGCGGCAGAAGGGAAAGTACAGCGTGATGCCATACAAAATATTACCGGAAGTCTAGTCGTTATCGGTGGTGGCAACATTGCCACTGGTGTATTTGCAGCTAATGGGCCAGCTCATCCGCAGATCGACTCATCGACAACCGGTAATAACGATTCGATTACGTTCGACGCTTCTCGTGTCGCAAGAACTGCAATAGAAACACGGATGAGCAACGTGGCTGGTGTTTTCTGCATCTGCGTCGGTGCTCATGCAGTGATACCGCCGTGATCTGCGTTGGGTGCATAACGGTATAGTTTATGGCATGGCAAGTTGCTGAATTAAATTTACCGGCCACTGCA